ACTATTGCAAATGGTGGCTCTACTGGTCCAGGACCTATTCAAATTGTAGCATCAGCAAATTTAGATCTTTCTGCAGGCGCGGGGCAAGTAATTAATGCAAATAGAAATATTGTAGCAGCAGAAGGTGTAACTGGCGATGTAACTGGTAACGTTTCAGGTAATGTTACAGGCGATGTAAATGGTAGTGTATTTGCTGACGATAGCACACTATTAGTAGACGGTGTAAATGGAGAAATACCAGGGTACGTTAAGATTGCTGATTTAAAAACAGCATTGCAGGATGCAGCCGGCGACTATGCTGCTTTTAAAGCATGGGTATTGGCAAATTTATAATACGATAAATATGTATAACGATAGGAATTAAAGCATGGCGAATAGATTTCCATTAACACTAAACACTACAGATAAACAAATTGAAGAATTACCTAGTGGTGACAATTTAGATCTTACAGGTTCTAATATTGTAGGAGTAGGCAGTATTACGTCTACTGGTACTATTGAGGCAACTAATGTTACTCTTAGTGGTGTAGATATAACTGAAGTAGGTTTTAGTGGAGATTATAACGATTTAATTAACACACCTAGCATTCCTGTCAATGTTAGTGAATTAGTAAACGATGCTGGATACCTTACTGTAGAAACAGATTCTCAAACATTAGGATTAGTAGGCAACACTTTAAGTATTTCAAATGGCAACTCAATAAGCCTTACACCAATTCTTCCTACAAGTTTAAGCGAGTTTGCTAATGACGTAGGATACATTACGAATTTAAATTTAGAAAGTTTAAGTGACTTGAGTGATGTAGAAACAACCGGAGTAACTAACGGCCAGGCGCTAGTCTATAATTCTAGCACAGGAGAATGGAGGCCTGGTACAGTTGCAGCGGAAGGAATATCTGAACTATTTGATATTACCGGAGACGACTCCACTGTAAGAACAGTGCTTCCAGGATCAACAATACAAATTGGCGGCACAGGCGATATTAGCACCGCTTCAGATGCAGATGGCAATATTTTAATTACAAATAATTCTACATTAGATTCTATTACAAGCAGAGGAGCTACTACTTCTAATACACTTACTGTAGGTGCTATATCAACTAGCGGGTTAACAAGTACATCTTTAGGAGCAGCAACTATCACCAGTGCTAGCACTTTAACACTAGATACAGCAGACGGAGTAATAGTTTCGGGAGCTGTTCTGCGTTTAGGTTCTTTAACTACTACAGAAAGAAATAATTTAGGTGCAGCAAATGGTGATATAATCTACAACAGTACAGATAACAAATTCCAAGGTTACGAAAACGGCAGTTGGGTCAATTTAGTGTGAGGATAAAAAATGGCAGTTTCATTAATTAATATAGGAACAATCGCAAACGACGGTACAGGCGACGATTTACGTGAAGCATTTATTAAAGTAAATCAAAACTTTGAAGAGTTAGACCTAAGACAACCAGAAGCAACTACTGCTAGCAATTTAGGTGACTTCGGGGAAGGTCTTTTTAAACAAAAAACTGGCTTTGATTTAGAATTTAAAAAAATAATTGCAGGAGACAATGTTACTATAGATTCTGGCACTAACAGTTTGACTTTTAGTGCAACAGGAGGACTGCAAGAATTAACAGTGTTGTCTGACTCGGGATCTGTTGTTTTAGAAGATGGACAGAGTATTAGATTTTATGGCGGGGATTTAGTTTCTACAGAAGCTGATCCTATAACACGCACTATAACAATAAATGCAGTAACCAGTCTTTTTACTGATCATAGTCCTCGACTAACAACTACCTTAGACGCAAATGGTAATTCTATAGTAAATGTCGAAAATATACAAATGACCGGCACAATTAATGCAGGTCAAATAACCTCTACAAATTTCATAGGACCACTTGACGGAACAGTATACGGAACGGACATAAGGACTATTACTCCATATTTTGAAAGTTTAGATTTTGGAGGGTTCACATCAACAATAACAAATTGGATTGATTATTTAATTGCTACAACAGATATCGATTTAGGTACGATAGCTTCTCCTGTAGAACTTGATTTAGATCTAGGATCACTTTAATATGGCAGCATTATGGACAGCGTTTTCGGGTACATCGCTAGGAACACTAAATGAAAGGTCAACAACAACTATACCTTTACCTATATCAAGTTCTTACGATAATCTCACACTGACCAGAATAAGCGGCGAATTGCCTCCAGGAATAAGAATAGAAGGTCTTAATCTTGTTGGTACTCCTTTTGAAGTTCAGCGAACTAAAGTTTTTACTTTTGTAATTAGGGCTAGTTTAAATGAAGACTCGTCAGGATCTTTTTATTTTGAAGATAGAACTTTTAGAATAACAATAGAAGGCCCAGACAATCCTGTTTGGTTAACTCCAGAAGATCTTTTAGCCATAGGGCCAAATGATACATTTTTTGTTTTAGACACAGCTCCTGTAGATTTTCAATTAGAAGTTATTGACACAGACATTGCAGCAGGCGACCAATTAGAATTTTTTATTAAGCCAGGAAACGGTGTTTTGCCACCGGGGCTTCAATTAACTTCAGACGGAAGAATTGTAGGGGTAACAGAGCCACTGATATCTTTAGATAGAGGATCAGGATCAGGACATTACGACACTAATGGCTATTCTGGTTATCCTTTTGATTTTGGAATTTTACCTGCTAACGGATTTTCTAGTTTTTATTACGACAGCACATTTTATGATTTAAGCATTCCAACTAGATCTCCAAGAAAACTTAATAGATTTTATCAGTTTATTGTTTCTGTTACTGATGGCGAAACTATAGTTGACAGAAAGTTTAGAATATATCTAGTAGGTGATGATTTCTTAAGATCCGATAACACTATTATGACAAGTGCAGACGGAATCTTCAAAGCAGATAACACATATGTAAGGACGCCAATTTGGTTAACTCCGGGTAATTTAGGTTTTAGAAGAGCAAATAACTATATCACACTTTTTTTAGATGTCTTAGACACAGAAAACTTATTAGGTAAGATTATTTTTACTCTAGAAGATTTTAATGACGACGGAAGTCTAAGTAGATTACCTCCCGGGCTTGCTCTAGATCAAAACACAGGAGAATTAGCAGGTAGAGTGCCGTACCAGCCGGCAGTAACAGAAGAATATAAATTTACATTTAGAGCAACAAGATTTACTGCGGATGTAAATGTTGTTTTTATTACTGGCACTTTTTACGAAGACACGCAAGTTGGTAAAACAAGTTTTAAAATATTTAAACTGGAACAAAACTCCGGTGGTATTTTTGATGCTGGTGCTGACGATCTAGACGATTTAAAGGAGCTAGTTGGACGATTTATAGCAATAGGTGAATTTAGTTATAAGGTTATTTCTGTAGAAAGTGTTAATCCAGATTATGACGAAATATTTTTAGACGCTGCTCTTAATGCAGATATTCCTTTAATTGTTCACGAAGATGCTTCCCTGGGATCAAATAACTTTTTTGTAGAAACAATATCAGCTGATAAAAGAGACGAGCTCGAAGGCAGAAAACTTATTTTTTCAGAAGAAGAAGTTTGTACTATAGAAAATGTTGTTCCCTACATAGAATGGTCTATTTTGAACAGATCGGGCGGGCCGTTAGAATTAAATTATCAAATACTAGGAGTAGATCAACCATCAGGATCTCCTAGTTTTTCAGATGAAATTATAAGAGCTTTTGCATCAACTTTAGGACCTGTATATGTTACAAGTATTTCAGATAGTTTTGTAAAGTTTAGAGCGCCATTAACAAGTAATACCAGTGTTAATATTATTCAAGAAGCCTTTGTAAGTGCTGATAGTACAAATAATATAAAAATTGAAAAAATTACAGATCAAATTTCAAGAGTAAAGTTAACAGATACTTTGCCAAGGAGTGTACTAAAAGACGATAACGTTGGGTTAGCAATATTAGGTAGAGAAAGTTTTACTAAAGAGATTTCTGTAAACAGCACAGACGATACTACACAACCGTATAAAGACAAAACCTTTACTGTAAATGTATTAGGAGAAGTTGATTCAACTATTCAATGGCTTACTGATGCTAATTTAGGCGCACTACAAGCAAACTTTACAAGCATTTTAAATGTTCAGGCTGTAACAAGTATACCTAATGCAAAACTTGTCTATACAAAAACAGCAGGTAGACTGCCTCCAGGATTAGAACTTTTATATGATGGCGAAATTGTTGGTAAGGTAAGACAGTTTCCTGATCCTAGTGAATCAAATGGATTAATTAGTTTTGATAACGGTACATTCTTACTAGACGGTGGCGACACAACGATTGATCGAAGTTTTACATTTACAGTTGATGCTAGAGATAGATTTGGTTATTCTGCTATTCAAAGAGAGTTTACTATTAGCGTAATAGATCCTGACGACAAACTATACAGTAACCTTATTATGAAACCTATGCTTAAAGAAGCACAAAGAGAAGACTATAATGGTCTCATTGCTAACAGCACTATTTTCCCACCTGAATCGATATATAGACCAAATGATCCGGCTTTTGGGTTACAAAAAGAAATAAAGATCCTAGCATATGCAGGCTTAGAAACAAAATCAATTGAAGAATATGTAGTCAAAGCAGCAAAGTTTCATAAGAGAAAAAGATACATTGCAGGAGAAATTAAAGTTGCTGAGGCTAAAGAGCCAGGCACAAACGATGTTATATACGAAGTTGTTTATCTAGAATTAATAGATGCGGCTGAACCAAAAACTGGCAAAGTAAACAAAAGGTTAACGGTAGTAAATAATTCAGATAAAATAACAGTTGATAGTATTCAATACGAAACAAAAGAAGACCAATTTAAAACCAATGTAGGATTACCGGCAATTCAAGTAGGAGATACACAGATTTTAACTGATGAATACTTGTTTGAATCAAGAGATGGTCAAGATTTAAAATTACTTCCGGGCGATGTAGACGTACTAACAAGAGACGGCGAAGAAGTAATTGTTACAAGTGAAACTGATAGCGAACCGTTTAAATATAGACCAAAAGGAGATACGGTTAAAGCAGACAGTGATGCTGTAAGAGTCAGCGACGGCAATGATGTTGGAAAGTTAATATCTAACACTACAAATATGCGTGACGAATTAAGAACAGTTGGTGCTACAGAAAGAAGATTTTTGCCTTTATGGATGAGAACTGCTCAAGAAGGCGGAATACAAGAATTAGGATATATTGTCGCTGTTCCGTTGTGTTATTGTAAAGCAGGGTCGGCACAAACTATAAAAAATAATATATTAAGAGATGGATTTGATTTTAAACAGTTTGATATAGAAGTTGATAGATATATAATAGATTCTACTCAAGGAAGTAACCAAGATCAATACATTGCATTTCCTAATTATAGATTTAACGTATAAGAGAAGATAAATAATACAAAGGAGCAAAAATGGCTAGCAATATTGTTTACACAACTATAGACGAAAATTATCCTGTTGCAGGACAAGACAACGATTCTCAAGGGTTTAGAGATAATTTTAATATCGTAAAAACAGCACTAAATGTTGCTAATACAGAAATTAGTACACTACAAGATTCGAGTGCTAAAACTAACGCTGATAATAATTTTTTAGGAAATGACATTATTGATGCAGAATTTAATCAAGTCACCGAAAAATTTTACTCAGGAGGACTCGTTGCAGCTCCTCAGGAAGTTACATTTGCAAATGGACATTTTCAAACTTTTAGAATTGACGGGGATGCTCTCCCTTCATCGGTTAACCTAACACTAACAGGTTGGCCTGCATCTGAAAGATATGCAAGAATGGTTATAGAATTAAGAACTGAAAATAGCAATATTGACATTAATTTTATTTCTAGTGGCACAATTAAATACGACAATACATTTCCTAGTACACTCACTTTAGACTCTGACACAAATCCAAAAGTAGTAGAGTTTTGGACGTATGACGGCGGCTCAACAATTTTTGCAAAGTATTTAGGCCAATTTACATAATGACTCATCCGTTAATTGATCAATTAGACGATTTAACAATAACTGAAGTTGAAAATAAGATTGTAGAGTTACAACGTAAATATTTTCAAACTCGTAATCCTGAATTGCAAACCCAAATTTCAATGATTTTGGATATTTATAAAGAGGAAGCTCGCAGTAGAAGAGCCAAAGAATTTGTAAACCAACAACAAAAAGACGATTCTGATCTTGACACTTTAATAAATATCAGTTAAAATACACGTATGCTTATGAAAACTGACGATTTAGGTATTCCACGATTCTCTAATCGCGATTTAATCGACATGATTTATAGTGGCCATGCGGATAAGGTACACGTTGTACTATGTGACCAAAGCGATGAAATAGACAAGTTCAATAGTGCAATGGAAGAACAAGGTATGTCGCCATTGCAAAAGTATATACCGTTAGACGTAGATCAAAAAACATTTGATGGTGTATGTCAAAGTGAATGGTTTATGCCCGAAGAATACAAGACACTTGACATCGA